GGTCAAATAAAACGGCTTGGTGTTGCGTTTCAGAATATTTTTGCAGAAGGTTCAGAAGGTGGCGAACTGTTAAAGCAGACTATTCGCGGCCTTGCGATGGCGGTGGAGCTTCTTGGGGCGGCTGTGAAGCTTGCAGCACTTCCTTTCCGTCTTATCTTTCAGGTTGTTAAAGGCATTGGCGAAGTTATCGCGGAGACTTTTGGCATTGAACAAATAAACGTCATTCAAGAATTTTCGCAAGCGTGGTCTGATTCGTTTATTGATCTTGAAAGGCGATTAAAGAGAGCAATGGCGCAGGCAAAACTATATGGACGCAATCTTGTTATTGCGATGAAGAACGCGTTTATTGATATACAAAACGCGATGCCAGCGTGGGCGAAACGAATGTTTGGGGTTAGTGCTGAACCAGTTGCAAGATTGAAATTTGAGACTTTAGACGAAAGTCAATTTGGAGATGAAGCCGGAAATGAAGCACTTAAAGATTCAGTAGATTTAATCAAAAAGGGAGGAACAGAAACAGACAAGCTAAAAGACAAGATGAAAGCCGTTGGTGATGAAATTAAAAACAATATTAGAGATAACTTAAGAGAAGCTATTACAGGTGCTCAATCTTTTGGAGAGGCAATGTCAAACGTTTTAAATAGAATTAGAGATAAGATTATTGATGCTCAATTAGACAAGATAATTAGCAATGTTTCGGGTGCTTTCCAAAAAAGCGGTGGCGGTGGCTTCCTTAGTAACATTATTGGAGGTCTTTTTGCTGATGGTGGCAGACCACCAGTAGGAAAAGCTTCTGTTGTGGGAGAGCGTGGGCCGGAATTGTTTATCCCTGATAGTGCCGGGACTATTGTCCCTAATGAAAAGATGGGAGGCTCGACAACAATCAACATCAATATTGACGGGACATCAGAAGGAGGAACAGCAGATCAACAACAACTAGGGGCATTGATCTCTGCCTCTGTTAGAAATATAATCGCACAAGAACAAAGGCCAGGGGGAGCACTAGCGTAATGGCTGAAACCTTTAATGATGCGGGTTGCAACAGCGCAACGGCAGGTTCTACAACACCTATTTACGGAACAACAAAAAAAAGCAATCCTGTTAGACAAGTTGTGCAACTAGGAGATGGGTACGAACAAAGGCAAATGATCGGCTTGCCTACTCAATTAGATCCTAAAAGTTATAATTTAAACTTTGTTGTTGCCGAGGCTGATGCGGACAAGATAGAAGCCTTTCTTGAGGCAAGAGGTGATGATGGTGCTTATTTCAATTGGACACCACCGTCAGGAAGTGCGGGTAAATATGTTTGTGATTCATGGACGAAATCTATTCCTTACAATAACAGGGCAACAATTAGTGCAACATTTAGACAAGTATTTGACTTGGATTCTTAATGACTGTTCCTGTTAATGATTTATATAGTTCAAATCCGAAGAGTTTAATAGAACTATTCCAATTAAAATTAAACCCTGTTTTACATGCTGGGGCATATGTTTCACCAGGTATTAAATATTTCTTTTCTGGTGTAAATAAAGAGTCAACAAAAATCATTTGGGATGGAGTCTCTTATGATGCCTTACCTATTGTTGTTGAAGGTGTTGAATCTAAGGTTAAAGGTTCTTTACCTAGACCGACTTTATCGGTAAGTAATTTGTTTGGATTTATGACGAACATTTTAAATCAGGTTAACAATTATATAGACCCTGACACGGGAAAAGATAACATTGGGCAAGACCTAATAGAGGCGCGACTGACAAGAATCAGAACTTTGGCCAAATATATTGATGATGCTAATTTCGGAGATACTAATATGGTTAATGGCATTACTGCCACTCATTACAGTGCGGCGGGTGGAGCTGCAGAGGTAACAATGCCGGGAACTAATCCTGGTTTTAAAGAAAAAGATTATATTTATTTTGACGCCACTTCTGGGACAGCCCCTGATGGAAGGTATCAATTAACTGATCCGGTAGTGCAATATAGTAATAGTTATATTTTGAAGTTTGTCATTCCGAGTGGTACGACTAATCTCCAAGAGGATTGTGTCATTAAGATTCAAAACCCTTATGGAGTTGCAAGCCCTACAACAAAATTCCCTGATGATGTCTATTTCATTAATCGTAAGACGATAGAGAATTTAGAAACGGTACAGTTCGAATTACGCTCTATCTTAGATTTAACTCGTTTAAAGTTACCTAAAAGACAAGTTCTACGAAAAGAGTTCCCTGGCGTTGGTGATTTCTTCGAGACATGACTCTTTCTAATTTCACAAAAGATGCCCTTGCTCATGGAAAACGAGTTTTTCCAAACGAGTCTTGTGGTTTATTAATAAAAATTGATGGGGTCGAAAAATATTGGGAATGTCAAAATATTTCAATAGAACCTGAGAAAACTTTTGTACTGAACCCAGAGGACTGGATAAAAGCGGAAGAGGCTAGTGATGAAATAATTGCTGTTGTTCATTCTCACCCAGAAGGGGATCTTGAACCTTCAGAATCAGATGTGGAAAGTTGTGATTTTTTTCAATGGCCGTTTTATATATTCAATCCTACAGAAGAGACGTGGAACTATTTGGAACCAAAGAACTATAAGGCTAATGTTCCTTTAAAAGAATCGCAAGATGATAATCCAAAATTAAAAACAATCAGACTTTATGGAGGATTAGCAAGGGCGACAGGCTGGAAAGTTTTACATGCAGATGTTACAAATACAACGTCAGTTTTGACATTCCTTAAAGCCAATTGGCCTGATCTGGCTTATGAAAAGATCAGTAATGCTTATCAAATTCAGATTGGTGAGGAATATATAGATGATGAGACATTAGATTTAGAGGTAGAAGGAGATATAAAAATAGTCCCTGTAATCAGTGGTAGCTGGGGGTGGATTGTTCCATTAATTGGAAAAATTTTTACTGTTAAGACACTTGTTTCTATAGGGACAATGCTTGTCGTTAATTGGGGCGTTAGCAAAATTACTGATTGGCTTTCAGGGGATCAAAAGGAACAAGAAAGAGAAATAGCGGAGGAATCTAAGTCTACAGTTTTCTCGGGCATCCAAAACGTAAGTCGGGCTGGAATACCTATTCCTATTTTATATGGTGAAGTTTATACAGGAAGTAATGTTTTAAGTGCAGGAGTTATTTCAGCTATTACTGCTGTCCCCTATCTTTTCAATAGCAAATCTTCTGATAATGCTGATAATGATCTTTTACAAGCTGCAATAGACTACAAAGCGCAGTTTGCATGGGCTAAAGGCAAGGAATTTAGACTTCATACGGGTTGGACTGGCAGAAATTTAGATTTAGGGATACAAGATGACCCGCAACAGTTGGAGATTGTTGATCTTTTGGGTGAAGGGGAAATTGAAGGTTTTCCAAGTGCTACCTCTTTCAATAAGATCTCACAAATAGACATGTATAATAAAGCAGCTTTAAAGGATATTTATCTTGATGGGGCTCCTGTCTTAACAAGAGGCGCCAGTGTACCTTTTGATAAAGAAAATGATTATAACGTCAAAAATGTAGGTTTCACCGTAAGGCATGGAACAGGGGATCAGACTCCTATTCCTGAAAATGATTTAATCTCAACGCCAACAGGTTACAGTGATCAAGTCCTTAAAGAAGAAGGTCAGTCGCCTACCTCTGTTACTAAATCTCTTGATAATATAAATGCTAATGAGGCAGTTGTTCAACTAAGTTTTCCTCAAGGATTATGTTTTTTTAATGACAAGGGAGGGAACGGGGCGAAAGGAGTAGCTTTACAGGTTTTGGTTGTAATGAATACAGGCGTTGTTATAAATGCTTTCCCTACTCATGAAAGTGTTGAGTCGATTATTTACGGGGATACTCCTTATAATGCAGCAAATAAATTCTATCTAAATGCTAAGGGAAACATAGAAGAGAACGATTATGGATTGTATAACGCCTTTGCAGCTCATACCACCGCTGTTCTGTCTCTTGATTTTAGAATTGATTTAGACAGCTATAGAAATGTTAAATATGAAAGCAACGGGAATGAGGTCGGGACACATGTCACTCAGATAAGAATTGAAAGGTTATCTAACAACGACCCTTCGCAGCATTTTAGTGCTTTTACTTTAAAATCTATCACTGAAGTTATAAAAAAAACTCCTAATTATTATTATTCAGCCTATGGAAAATTGAGTATTAATTCAGATGATTTTAGTGGAATACCTAGAAGGATGTACCACCTAAGAGGAACAAAAATAAGGATACCGGCCTCTGGTCTTTCTGCTACTGCAGGATCATATTATAAGCATCAAACAACCCTCACAATCGTTACTAGCAGCGGGCATGGAGTGGTGGCGGGTGATTTTGTTACTTTCAATGCAACATCAGGAGGTGCCTCTACTGAGACAGAATCTCTTGTTATAAGCTCCTATGATACTACTATAGTATTATGGTCAGCATCAAATCAGACCATAGGAAGTAGTTCTTCTACGTTCAGTTGTAATTATAAGAGAACTAATTTAAGAGTTGATTCTAATAATGGCAGAGTTATCTATCCTGATGGATACGTCTTTAACGGAACATTGACGGATTCAAAGACGTGGTGTTCTGACCCAGCTTGGATTTTGTATGATTTACTCACAAATCAAAGAACAATTCCTTCAGATTTAGCAGGACAAAGACAAGAGGGATATTATGATTACGGACTTGGTAGAGATATTGATGAAACGATTATCAATAAATATTCTCTATTTGAAGCATCAAAGTATGCCTCTGAATTAGTACATGGAGAACCTAGATTTAGCTGCAATGTTGTATTAAAACAGCCAAAACAAGTTTACACCTTGATCAATGATTTATGTTCGGCAATGAGGGCAATGCCGTATTATTCTTCTGGTCAAATGCATCTTGCTGTTGATCAGCCTAGTAGTTCTGTTTATCTTTTTAATAGATCAAATGTCACGGAGGATGGCTTTAGTTATTCAGGAAGTTCTATAGAAGAAAAATATACTGTTGTTAATGTTTCTTATTTTAATGTGGATTCGAAAGAGAGAGATTATGTAACAGTCGAAGCAGATCAAAGTTTAATATCTAAATACGGTTATCGAATACATACTATAAAAGGATTTGCCTGTAATAGCAGGGCTCAAGCAGAAAGGTTAGGCCGGTGGACTCTTCATACACAAAACCATGGAGGAGACATGGTTACTTTTACTTCGACTTTAGGGAGTGGTGTACTTGTTAAGCCAGGTCAAGTTATAAGCATTGCTGATCCACTGAAGGCTGGTTACAGATTAGGTGGAAGAGTTTCAGCCAACACAGGAAATTCTACAACTGTCTTCGACCTAGATTATATTGATTCTGCTGTTTCTGACGAGGTTCCCAAGGCTAGAGACAGGATTTCAGTTTTATTACCAAGCAGTCAAACTACAACGGGTTCTAGTGTTCCTTATGGAAAGCTAGAGACTAAAACAATTCAATCTTATAGCAATCTTTTAACAGCAGGGGGTCGAGTTACTGTAACCTCTGCTTTTTCTGAAGCCCCTATTGTTGGGAGTCCTTGGGCTCTAGTCCGAGGAGATCAAAGACCAATTGATTATAAAGTGGTAGGAATATCAGAAGATGATCAATTGAACTACCTTATAACTGCTATTCGTTATGACGCTAATAAGTATGATGAAATAGATGCTGCAACAGAACAAATAGATGGCTAGGAATTTCAGCTTTCCGCCTCCACCGACACCTTCAGGGCTGGTTTTAACAGAGGCAATAGTTGCTGTCAATAATAGAGCTGTTCACCGTTTAAGTTTGAGTTGGTCGAATATTCCTGGGGTTAGAACATACACCGTTGCCTATTTCTTTTTTGCAGAAGAAGAAGATGGTCCACAAGGAGGTTTACCACCACAGAAGATTGATAATAATTACACAGTTTCAGAGATATTTGGGACAACTTTTGATATTGACGGGCTGGGTAGAGGGTTTTTAAGTCTAATAATATATTCACTTAACTCAAATGGATTAGCATGTGTCACACCTTTAAGGACTTTAATCAGGACACAAGGGAAGACAGCCCCCCCCGAAAATGTAAGTGGCTTTAGGGTCGAAAGTCAGGGGCTTGATTTTGTGAGAGTAAACTGGACAAAATCAACAGAAAATGATGTATTGCATGGTGGATTTGTAGAGATTAGATATACATCTTTAACTTCTGGGGCCACATGGGAGGGGTCTTTTGAAGTAGCAAAAACAGCAGGAAACAGTACAGAAGTTGTTT